AAACTGCATGGGGTGGGGCTACACGTAAAGACGTAAAGGTACAATGGAAAAAAGCATTTAAAACAGGAGCAAATAATGGCGAACTCTTCTGATATTTTAAAAGGATACAGATCTGAACTTAATGGTAAACGTGACGCTAAAGCTACAATTTTAGCTGTATTATTAGATAATCCAACTAGTATACCAGAGCATGTCAATATAATTAATGAGGTTGATAAACTCGTGGGTGAATTAGCAGAGATACAAGACAAAATAGAAATGACAAATTTTCTATTAAAAAGCAAGGAAAGTGAATGATAGTTATAAGATGTAGAAACGTTAATGATGGTTTTATACAAGCCATGGACATGTTAGCTCAACACCGTAGTAAAGTTCAAGACAGTAGAGTAGGTAAAATGGTAGAGGCACCGTGTCCTGTGGCTACTGTGTATCATAATCCTTTAGAAAGAGTTTTGTTTGAAGAGATACGTAAGGCTAATCCTTTCTTTCATTTTATGGAAAGTTTGTGGATGTTGGCTGGACGTAATGACCTAGCCTACGTTGAGCAATACAATAAACGTATGCGTGAATACAGCGATGACGGTGTCTTGCTGCATGGTGCTTATGGGTATAGATGGAGAGAGCATTTTGGTGGTGATCAAGTTGGTTTAATTATAGAACGGTTAAAAGAAGATCCAACCGATAGACGTAGTGTGTTACAAATGTGGGATCCTGTAGTTGACCTTAATCGTGACGGAGTTGATGTACCTTGTAACACAGTGATTTATTTTAAAGTGCGTGAAGGTAAATTAAACATGACCGTAAGCAATAGGTCTAATGATGCTATCTGGGGAACGTTTGGGGCTAACGCTGTACACATGTCTTTCTTACAGGAATACGTTGCTAGTAATATTGGTATAGAAGTTGGTGAATACACTCAAGTCAGTGATAGTTTTCATGCCTATATAGATGTGTTTGATAACATGTACGAAGGGTTATTTGATGAGGGTGCTTTTGACTTTTATGTAAGAAAACATGAAATAAATCCGTATGAAAATAAAGCGATAAATGTATACCCACTTATCAGTACTAACCCTGTAAGTTGGGACGGTGATTTACTAACTTTTTTACAAAGAGAACCACTAGAACATATAAGTTTCAATGATCCTTTCTTTAGTGAGGTAGCATGCTCTTTACAAGACGCATGGTATTTCTATAAAAAAGGTGATTATGAAGAGGCGTTGATTGAGGTTCAGGGGTGTGCTGCTACAGATTGGTGTACCGCTGGTTTTGATTGGCTTAACAGAGCAATACAAAATAAGGAAAGCAAATGAGCAACATACCACAGTGGTCTTACAGTAGACTAAAAATGTTTGAGGACTGCCCTAAGAAAGCAGAGTATGCGTTTATTCAACGTATTAAAGAGCCTGGAAATGCAGCTATGGACAGAGGTAAAGATGTCCATAAAATGTGTGAGGAGTATATCCGTGGGCATTACGATGAGATACCTAAACAAATAGCTGAGTTTGAAGAAGCTTTTAATTTGTTAAGAGACCTACACTTAAAAGGTCATGTACTTTGTGAGGGTGATTGGGCTTTTGACAATGAGTGGAAACCTACAGGTTGGTTTGATACGGATACATGGGGCAGAGCTAAAGTAGATGCGTTTGTCCATATTGAGGGTGAAACTAACGCTAGAGTTATTGATTTTAAAACTGGCAGGTATGACGGTAACCAAGAAGGGCATAGAGAGCAGTGTGAGCTTTACGCTAGTGTTGTGTTTGAAAGGCTACCAGAATTAGATACTATCACTACAGAACTGTGGTACCTTGACCATGGTAAGCTAGACCGTTACGAGTACGATAAAGAAACTGTTAACGGTAAACGTGAGCGGTTAAACGCTAGGGCTATTGATATGACTACAGCCACTGAGTTTCCTGCTAAGCCGAGTGCCTTTAAATGTAAGTGGTGTTATTACGGTAAACAAAATATTTGTCCTAACAGGTTGGACTAAGGAGATTATATGCCTGCAGATTTTGATAAGATAGAAAAATTAACTCAACTTGACGTAGCTCAGTTACGTCATGCCGAAAAAAGTTACGGTGACAGTTGGCGTAGCAGAGGTGGCGTAGGTGCTTTTATGATGCTGGCTCGTAAGTGGGATAGGATAGAGAATCAGTGTAAGGGTAATCATTATGATATCTTTGGTACTATTATTGATGACCCTAGTGACACTGGCATACTAGACGACATACAAGATTTACGTTGTTATCTACTATTAGTTGAAGAGTACGCTAAACGTTTAGTAGAAGAGTTTAAACTTAATGCAGAGTAGCATGTTTGCCCCACAGACCGACTGGGCTCCACCTAGCAGTCTACCTGATTTATCTAAGTATAAAGAAGTAGCTATTGACTTAGAAACCTATGACCCTTTGCTCATGTCTCATGGACCGTCGTGGGCTTTTGCTAATACTGGTTATGTAACAGGTATAGCTATAGCTACCGAAGACTTCGCAATCTATTTACCTATACAGCATGTTGGTGGTGGTAATTTAGATAAACGTATCATTATAAACTGGATGAATAAACAGATGTCGTATAGTAACGATAAAATATTTCATAACAGTCTGTATGATTTAGGTTGGCTTAGACGTTTAGGTGTGGAGGTAAAGGGCACTATACACGACACTATGTTTGCTGCTCCGCTTATTAATGAAAATCAATATGGTTATTCGTTAAACAAATTAGGTAGTAGATACGTAGGTGAAATAAAAGAAGAAACGTTACTAGAAGAAGCAGCAAAGGCTTACGGACTTAATCCTAAAAGTGAGATGTATAAGTTACCTGCTAAATATGTAGGACCTTACGCAGAGCAAGATGCGGCACTCACGTTAAAATTGTGGAAAGTATTAAAGCAATTACTAAAAGACGAAAACGTAGAAAAGATATATAAACTTGAAACTTCTTTAATACCTATACTTTTAGATATGCGTTGGCAGGGTGTACCTGTAGATTTAGATAAAGCTGAGAGAATAGGTAAAAAACTTTTAAAGGAAGAAGAAAAAATACTTAAAGACATACACAGTGAATACGGTGTAGCTCCAGATCTGTGGGCTGCTGCTTCTGTAGCTACTGTATTTGATAGAGCTGGGCTTAGTTATCCTAGGACAGAGAAAACTAACGCACCTAGTTTTACTTCTAATTGGTTAGAAGGTCATGACCATAAGTTAGCTAAAGATATTGCTAGAGCTAGGCAACTTAATAAAGCTAGAACTACATTTATAGATAAAATGATTTTAGAGCACAATGTTAAAGGTAGAATACATGGAGAACTGCATCCTTTACGTTCTGACGGTGGGGGTACGGTTACTGGTAGATTCAGTAGTAGTAATCCTAACCTTCAACAAGTACCAGCACGTGATGATTACATAGGACCTTTAATAAGAAGTATTTTTGTACCAGAGCAAGGTATGCACTGGGGTGCTTTTGACTACTCTCAACAAGAGCCTCGACTTACTGTACACTACGCATACAAAACTGAGCAGGAAGGTGCTGCAGACGCTGCTGATGCCTATAGAAATAAAGACGCAGACTTTCATCAGGTTGTGGCGGATATGGCTAATATAAGTCGTAAAGAAGCTAAGATAATTAACTTAGGTTTGAGCTACGGTATGGGTAAAGATAAACTCATACGCCAGTTAGACATATCACCAGACGAAGCAGAAATATTATTCGACACTTATCACAACCGCGTACCTTTTATAAAAGGGTTACGAGATCAATGTGCTAGGTTAGGAGCTAACCGTGGATTTATTACTACGGTGTTAGGACGTAAGTGTCGGTTTAATTTATTTGAGCCTTCAGGTGAGTTTGGTCAGTTACCTTTACCGCGTGAAGAAGCTGAAGAAAAATGGGGTACGAATATTAAAAGAGCGTATACCTACAAAGCTATGAATAGATTAATACAAGGTTCAGCAGCAGACATGACCAAGAAAGCAATGATTGAGCTCTATAAGGAGGGTATTCTACCTCATACTCAAGTGCATGATGAGCTTGATATATCAGTGGACTCAAAAGAAACTTGTGAAAAAATTATGCAAATTATGGCAGAGTGTGTGCCGTTAGTTGTACCTAATGTAGTTGACGCTGAAGTCGGTGTCAGTTGGGGTGAAGCTATTACTGATTACAAGGAGTACTTTAATGAAAAGTAATAAAGATAGATTAAGAAAAAAATATTTTGAAATTTTTATGTTGTGTCTTAACTCTGAGTACACACTTGAAGAAATAGGAACTAAGTATGGAATAACCAAACAAAGAGTTTGGCAAATAGTGCGGTTCAACGAAATAGGTAAAGGAGATTACTACGAGGGATATAGAAGATATACTCAAGAATATAATACTTTACTAAATGATACTACTCTTAGTACAATAGAACGTAATAGACTCATGAGAGATTGGCTATCAAGCCACGATATTCGTCTCATAAGGAGTAAGAATGACACAAAAGTTATTGCATGAAACTAGCTCTCTTCATGACTCCCCTTGCATTGGTATTTGTACTGTCACTCAGTGGGGTACTCGTACCTGTAAAGGATGTGGTAGGACTGCCACAGAGATTAGGGACTGGAATACCTATTCAGAAGTCGAAAAGAAACTGATAGTTATTAGGTGTTGGGAAGACTACCTCCCCAGACAAAAAAGAGAGATGGTTAAAAAGTTTAAGAATAGTTAGATCATCCTTTAATC